GCGTCATTTACAACAGCAGGACCGCCCGGATGACTAGATGTACCATTGGCATGGCCTGATATTTTTTGCACACCTAGTCCGATTACATACCCAGCTCCGCCGCCAACCATACTTCCAATTACGGCGCCTAACGGGCCACCAATGACTGCACCGATAATGCCACCAATGGCAGCTCCAATGTTAGCTGCACCAATTTTCCAGTTAGATGGGTTTTGCATTGCTGTCCAAAAATTTTTAACGATTTTTGGTACGACTGCACCGACTCCAGCCCCCAAAAATGCGCCAAGTGGGCCGAACAATACCGCCCCAATAATTCCACCAACAGTTGCTCCTATTCCTGCCGCTCCTACTTGCCACCTTTGCTTTGTTGAAAGCGTATTCCACCAATTAGAAACAATCGCACCAACAGCAGACCCCAAAAGCAAAGATGCAATGAATAAAACGGGATTCTTACGAAAAATTGCCCAACCGATTATCCCGCCAATCACGCCGCCAATAGTTGCGCCAATTCCAGTAGCCCACTTTTGCTTATCCGAAAGTGTGCTCCACCAATTAGCAATTAGCGTTCCGGCAGCTGTTCCCAATAATATAGATGCTAAAAACAGTTTTGGATTCTTACGAAAAATTGCCCAACCGATTATCCCGCCAATCACGCTGCCAATAGTTGCGCCAATTCCCTCTACCCATTTCTCCTTTTCTGTCAATCCACTCCACCATGCTCCAATGAATGCTCCGGCTCCAGCACCAATGCCAGCACCAAGGATAATCCCTTTTTTGCCAAACAGCAGCCCACCAATGATGCCGCCGATAATCAAGCCTGCTGTAGCACCTTTCCCGGCACTCCATTTTTGCTTGTCTGTGAGTCCGTCCCACCACCCTTTAATGAATTTTTCGACTTGGTCTGTCATTCCACCAATTTTGTCAATCCAACCGGGAATCTTCACTGTTTCAAATTCAGTTGTCGGGTCTGGCATACCATTGTCTTTAATACTGCTATAGTCAGGAGTTTTAAGAACAGGTGTCTGAACAATTTCCCCTTTATTTTTGTCTTGCAAAGCATTGATTTCATCAAACCCCATAATGGTACGTTTGAGTTCTTTCAACTTTTTGTTGTGCTTGTCTGCCGCCGCAGTTGATTTGTCGTTCTGCGCTGCAACTTTAGCCGCCTTGTCTGCTTCCTTTGCGGCGACTTTCGCTGCATTATTTCCAGACTCGCTAATAGTCTTAGCATAGTCAACATAAGACTTTTTAGCGATAGTAACCGTTTCAGCATGATTGAAAATTCGTGCAGTAAGCATCCCTATCGTGTTGAATACATTTGCAAGGCATTGAGACAAAAGGTTTATCAGCGGAATTGAAGCTTGAATTGCGGGCATAAGTGCCGCCGCTATGCTATCTTTTAAGTATAAGCTGTTTGTGGCAAGCGCTGACATTGTAGCATTTGCTCGACTATTTGCAAGTGCCATGTGTTGCAGGCCAGTAGTTACTCCATCTGTTAAAAGAGTAAACGCCTGAAAGAAAACCATGCCAGTCATCATGTGCTTTGCAACTGTCAGCGTGCTTCTTCCTGCAGCACTTGCTTTGTTGCCTGCTCTTTCTGACTTGTTCCCGAACTTATCCATAGCAGAACCGGCTTCGTTTGTAGCAGAAGCAATTTCTTCCATCTGCGTTGCAACTTTCCGCTGCTTTGCAGTTAGGCTATTCATGGAATTACTTGCTTTCAACACTCTGCTTTCAAGCTTTAAGTATTCTTCACTGCCAACACCTTTAGAAGTTCCTGCTTCCTGCGCCTTTACTTTCAGATTCTGATATGCAGTGGCAGCATTATCAATCTGTGCAGCAAGTGACCGCAACTGTGCTTCAAGATTTGCAAACTGTGCGGCAGAATCGCCGGAAATTCCATTCATCGAGGATTTTAGCCGTTCAATATACTGCGTGACTTCTTGAATAGCTTTCGTTGAATGACTTGTATTTACTTGTGCCTGTGTCGGCTGGTTCAAAAACTTTTTAAAGTCAGAAACATCAGGGGGTGCAGAATGCGATGGGTCGTCATGCTGACGTCCTAGAGCTGCATCCGCAGCTTCTGCTGACATTTTATCAGTACCCCCATTGACATACTTATCGACTGCTTTGGCTGATAAATCTGCGATAGAGTTGTCAGACTCATCCATGAACTTTTTGGCCTGTGCTGTCTTTTCAAGGGCAGCAGACAGCTTTTCGGCTTGAATCTGTGAACGCTGCATGGACACGTTGGCGCGGTCAAGGCGTGCCTGATACATAGCCATATTGGATTCTGCCTTTTTAGTAGCCTGCACATTTCTCCCTGTAACATCTGCACCCTCTTTTTCTGTGTCATAGAATTTTTTAAGAGTTGCAAATGCTTTTGAAGATGATGCAATTTTGTCCATTTCTGCCGTAAATGATTTCAAAGCAGGGACAGACTTAGTTAGTGACGACTGGAAAGATTCAATCTTAGCAATCAGCTTATCTAATGCGTTGTTTGCTTTTGTGGCAGAAGCCTAGATTTCAATGTCAAGGCTGTTATCTTCTCCCATAAATAATCACACTCCGTCTATATAAAAATAGGGATACAGCACGTCTGCCATACCCCTGTTTACGTTAATATCTTCGTTCTCCCACAATGACTTTCGGAACAGTGCCGTTCAGCATTCCATCAATCTCCTGCGACCGCTTACGGAAGTATGCTTCCATTGACTGTTGCTGCTCTTTCGCGGGCCCTTGCTTGCTTTTATGAGTAAACATTGATTCCGGCTTTGTCGGATATTGTACACTGTCAGCAGTTAAGCAAGCTCCAACGGCCTGCATCACATAGTAGCCTTGCAACCATGCAGCCGTATCAGTCCGCTGTTGCCACAATTCAATTTCAGCTTTTTGCTTTGTGTTGTATGCGTTCACATAAAGCCAAAACAATTCTGGTTCAGCGTTCCAAAACTCGTCATAGCTGCACCCCGCAATAACTGCCAATGGAAACAATTCGCGTTCAAATTGTTCAGTTACAGTTTTATACCGCTTTTGCGGCTCTGTTACACCGCTTTCTTCGGTGTCACGAGAAATGTCTTGCCCTTTGCAGACTTCCCGCCCTCGGTAAAAACCTCCATGAAAGGCTCTACCAGAGCACTGTAGATTTCATCCACGCCGAATTCCTCGATTGCCTTATCGGAAATTTCAGTAGCTTCGGAATAGCTGATGTTGGGATGGAACTTGCCAAGCCCGCAGTAAAACAGCTTATCAGCAGAAGTGTAGATTTTATCCTACAGGTCAGAAACATTGCCGCCAATGTTCTCAAACTTGCGAACAGAAGCGCGGTCATAGAACAGCTTGTAGGTCTTTTCGCCCACATTTACATCAAAAGAATTCATATTTTTATACCTCCGTTACATTCGTTGAAATTTTATGTTCTGTTAAGCAGCAATCATTGTGCTTGTGTCTGCTACATGGTCGTGGCTGGAAACGTTTACAGCAAGAGTGCACTTGCCAGCCTGCCCAGCAGAATAGCCACTAATCCATGTCGCGCCGGTTCCGACAAAGTGCTCACCACTGCCATCCTGATAGACAATGAGAAAGTCCTTTGGAGTTTTCAGGCTTACATATCCGCTTACAGCCGTATAGTTGGCTTCTGTATGGTTGTACTCGAAATCGTATGTAGGCGTGTCTGGACGGTCGGAAACGTACTGCTTATATTCACTGTCCAGTGTGGTAACTTCCAGTTTGTTAGGTGTACCGCCGGTATCAGGAACCTTAACAACAGATACCAGTTTCTCATACTAGCCAGCATCATTTTTCTTCATCAGTTTAATGCCAATATCAGTAAGTGCAATAACATTTGCATCAGCCATATTTTATACCTCCATATTTTTACGAATAGATTTTGCTGCGTTCTGCATCATACTTGCATGAGTAGCGCATGACGTATCTGTAAATTGTTGTGTCTGAAACATTCTGCATTGTGCCGGAAAACTCGCACTTCATGTGCAAGTAATTTTCCAAAGAATTTGAAACAGCAGAGCAGATTTTCATTGCTGTGGTTTCTGCCGCACCGCCTTTGGTGTAAATCTCAATTTGACAGGTAAATAAATACTTGCGTTCTCCATAGTCAAGCGTATGCTCAATTTCGGGAAAATCAACATTCTGCACCGTGACATACGGAAATTGGGTTGACTGATTCTGAAATGGTTTTACAACCAATGCAGTGGAGCATACAGAAAGTACCGCTTTCTTGACATATGTATAAACTGCATTTGTAAGATTAATCATTCACAATCACCCTCAGTTCTTTGTCTGTCAGTTCTTTTGCACGTTGCTTCAAATACTGTGCCGTCTTATAAACAAATGCATTTGCAGGCTGTCCTTGCGTCCAGCGCAATTTCTGTGCCTTTTCATCAAAGTACCACCATCCGGCAGCACCATGATTGTTTGAGTCATACACCCAACCGGGAGCAGGATTGGGATGCGGACTTGCTGCGCCCTTGATTCCTGTTCCATATTCAACAAAGATGGCATAGTCTGAACCAACGGAAATTCTTCCGGTACAGGTTGATTCATCAAACATACTGGAAATGCTGTCTGATAGTTCCCCAGTAGAGCGTTTGACGATTGATTTCATGTAATCACAACCCTCTTGCGTAAGTTGCGAAATCACACTTGCAAGGGTAGAATCGACTCTAGAATTCAAACTTTCCAGTTGCTTTTTTGCTTCTTCTACAGACTATGGAGAAAGTGCGTCAAAAGAAATTTTCATGCTACTGTACCCGCAACCTTTTTAATGTACACAGCATACTGCCAACCAGTGAATATTACCTGCTTGACCGTGTAATTGTTGTTCATCGGGTGCTCTGCATCATCGTCCCGCAAGTTTCCGTTTGGCTTTACACCATACCATGCCGCTTCAAATTCTTCTGGGGAATATCCCTCCACATCAAACGGTGTGAACACACATTTCTGCATTTTTGAAACATCCGCACCATATTCCTGAATGTCTGCCACATCGGTAATCGGCTGTACATTCACATGGAATTCGGCCGGTTCATCATAACAGGAAATCATGTTTCCTGTTTCAAGACCGTTCTCGTCTTTTTCAGGAACAGGCGGCAATTTCTTTGCAAACCAGATTGATTTTTTATCTTTGTTCAAGCTTCTCACGAAACCATCACCACCATAGGAATAACCTCTTTCAGCAGGGAATCAGGAATATCGGCATTTTCATAAGTACGCTTAACTCCGTTCTCATCGTGAGATTTCTCTCCCTCTGCTCCCTGCTTGTTATAAAGAAAAATTGCAATCTGAATTTGCAAGTTGTTATATTGGCTTTCCAGTGGAACATCAGGCGGCGAACGTCTGCGCTCTTTAATCCTCGATTCTGCCCGGTCAAGCATAAGGTTCAGCTTTTCATCCTAGGAAGTGTCGGTTACTGGAATATCAAGCCATACTTTCAGCTAATTAAGCTGTGTAGTAGTCATTGATATTATCCTTTCCGTGTTACTCGTTTCTTTTCTACAACTTCTGTTGCAGCAGGTTTAGACTCTGCGTGTGTTGGCTGCTTTACCGGCACATCCTCACCCGCCATATAGAACTTATCACCGTGCTTTACAATGTGGTCAAATTTCACAACAATCAAGCCACCTTTGCAACGTAAACTTCATCCATGCGTTCATAGGATGGCGCAAGAATTTCAGAAGCGGTTGTAATTGTCTGGTACGGTGCTTCCTTTGTAGTGCTTACAGTGATAGTAATACCTGTGTTGAAAATAGCAAGCTGATTGCCAGCCTGACGCGCAGAACGTTCCTCTGGTGTCATGCCGTACCACATAGTGCCAACAGAGCCGCCAGCAGGCAGGAATGTAACATAGCCGTCTGGCATAAACGGATGCGCGGTGCCATCAATGCCTTTGTACATCTTATCGTAAACAATAATGTCAATGCCGCACTTAACGCGCAAGAACTGTGCAAGCATATTATCATCCATAAAGATGTTAGCGGTAGCATTCTGCGCCAGAATTGCGGACTTGATTTGCGCATTCTCCAACAGGTTATCAAACGTTGCCTGTGACATGATAGCGGTAGCCAGCACGGTTCCGTTTTCTTTCAGCGCATTGCGTTTGATGGTGCGAATGTCAGACAGCGGCTTAGAATGAGCCGTATCGCTCCACAAATTTGTGTCTGTCAGAGCGGTGTAGTGCTTTGCTTTCCATGTGCCGTCAGCGTCATAGTTCATGGTGTAACTTGCACCATCTTTCCCAGTCAGATTGATAATTGGGCTACCATCAACCGGTGCAAGCAGGCTAAATGCCATAATTTCAGGTACAACCATAGCGCCGTCACGCAGAGTACCGGCATCATCAAAAATGCGGTTCAAAACGTCCTGCACAAACGGGTCATTTGCATCACGATTCTGCACTTCCATCAAGTCCTGAATGTCCTTTTCCTTGACAATCATAGACTCACGGAAGAATGCCAGTTCCGTTTCAGAGCGGCTCACGCCCGCACGGTCACGGAACGTCGGCTTTGCATCAAAGCTGGACAGATTGATTGCGACCGGCAGCCCCTTTGTACCTTTGAGCCAAGATACAGTTAATCCGGTTTTCTTTCTTGGTGCAAAGAAAGCACTGCCGATATATGGGATTTCATTGGAATATGCGGTTGTCCAATCATTGGCAACTGCATTTGCTGTAAAAATATCCTAAAGCTCAGCCATATTTTATTCCTCCTGTTAACCAACAAACTGAATATTTTTCAGTGCGGTTTTTGCTTCTGCTGCCGGTGCTACCGGAAGCGATGCGTTTTTAATAAATCCGTGAATGACAATCGTTGCGGTACGGTCACCGTCTGTAACGTTTGTATCAAATAACAACACACCTTGCGCTGTTGCATCGTTTGCGGGGAGAATTGTGCCAGCCGGTACAATTTTCTTGCCCTCTGCGTTGGCTGTAACTCCGGTTGCACTTACAGTGTACGGTTTGCCAACATAATGGTCGTTGTACAAAATTTCTTTTGTCGCAGTGACCGTTTCAGTTTTTACATTCATTTACTTTGTGCCTCCCAGTCTGTAGTGGTCGATTGCGGACTTCGCCGCTTTTGTACGCTCGGTAGTGTCCCTGCCAAGCGTTTTGAGAATGTCGGCAGAAGAATTACTGGCAGGCTTGCTATCTGCATTCCCTGCTTTCGGCGGTTTTGCACTCGCCATTTCAGCCTTGATTTTGTCATTGGCAATCTTTTCTGACTGCGCTTTGATAATGTCAATTACAGATTTCACAGCCTTGTCAGTGGTATCTTTGTCTGCCGTTACAACCGTTTCAAGAATATTTGAGTATGCCTTTTCGTCAACACCCGCAAGTACGAACTGGCGCTCCGCTGAAAGCCTGTTGCGGTCTTTCGCAAGGCCATTCTTTGCGGCCTCTATTTCTGCTTTTGCATCATCAATCTGCTTCTTAGCCAACTGGTCTGCGGTCATTTTGGATTCTGCTTCCATCTGGCTCTTGATTTCCTCACGCAGATTGGTTTCGCGGGTTTTCAACGCCTGCTGAATTGCACGGTCATAATCTCCCTGCGACTCAAAAGTCTTGAAAGGCTCTGACTTTGCTGTAATTCCGTCTGCTTTTTGCGTTACAACCGTTGAATCACCTGTGGACGCATTAGCAACGGCACTTACAGTTGCGTCAGGGCTGGACTGAACAGCGGTTCCAACTCCTGTCTGATTAGCTTCTTCTGCCATTTTCTTTCCTCCGTTGTACCATGCCGTTACTCTGCTTAGTCCCCATAGGTATTCAGCCAAGCCCCGCCATGTCATATGGTTTTTTGATTTATAAGTAAGTGGAATCCCACATACTCACGAGTTTAAAAAGTCTGAAATTTCGGACAAACTTCTGAAATATTTGCCGCCGTTTCGCTGAACCATAAGTCCAACCCTGTCAAGTGATTTAGACTGCCCAACGCTGAACTTCATGTCTGGTTCATCAATAAAGGCAAATACTGTTTTTTCAGGGTGTTTGTTGCTATCGTCGATAACTTCCGCAATACTGTAAACTCCCTGCATACGGGGCGTAATCACATATAAGCAATAATCATCATTTTCGCGCTCCTACAATTCACGCTGATAACATTCTTCCGTCCAATCTGGAGCAACTGGATTGAAATAGCCAATATCCAGCATAGGAATCAATTTTTCGCGCCATTTGCTTTCTGCGCAAGTCCCGCCTAAAAACACTTTCTACATACTGTTATGTCCTCCATTTTATAGACAAGCGGAAAATTCCTTCCGTGTACCGTCTAAATAAATTGTTGGTGTGTCTTTTGAAGATGGTTTAAATTCGCCTGTCTGTCCATATCCTCCATAGTCAAGACAAGCAGATGTGTTTACAAACAATTTGTCTACTGCTGACACGGTGCTATTGCGAATATCTGCCCTAAAGAAAGATTCTTTTAATACCATAGGCAAGTGGGTATGACTGTGAATGTAAATATCTGCATCCACAATGCTTTCCATATCAGCCAGACGGTTTATCTTTGAACCCTCTTTGCGTCCGCCACCGCTTCCATGTGTGGCATAAATGGTGTAGCATACCATTCTGCTTTTGCCGCTTCCGTTGGTTTCCTTATGGCCGTCAGATGTACACCCGAATCTAAGAAATATGAAATTGCCCTCGGCGCAGTATCTATCCTCTATACCAAGTTCTCTTGCAATCAGTCTTGATATGTCTACACCATCTTGCCGGTAAACTCTCCGTTCATGATTGCCGTCCTGCATAGAAACAATCTTGTCTTTTATTGGGAAAAGCAAGTTGCAGCATTCTTCAATTTCCTGCATCGGGGAGAGCCTTTCAGCATAGCAATCAGATACACTTGTTTTAGTTGCCGTGTTCATAAGGTCGCCGTTGAGAATACAGTAGGCATTTTCAACATTATGGATATGGTCTATTCGTTTCTGAATCAGCTTTCTGTCACAAGCCTTATCACCAATATGTAGGTCACCTATCACATTCAATTCAATCGAACTCATGTTTCTCGGAAGTTCTGCTTTGACAATGTGAATTTTAATCACTTCCTTTGCTTGTGATTCTATAACATGGAGCGAATAACCGGAATTGAACCGGCACTATCTGATTGGAAGTCAGAAGTTCTACCGTTAAACTATATTCGCATAGTGAATAGCTTTACCGCACACTATGGCGGTCATTTTGCAGGCAGTAGGCTATTAGACTTGCCGTGGCGGAAGATTGAGGAATCGAACCTCACTCCATGTGCACACCTGTTCTTCCATAAAGGCGGCAATAATGCCGCAAAAACAAGTTAATTTAAAATTTCGACTTGCTTCCAGTTACCATTAACATAAATCTCCACTGAAATATCAAGTTTGCTGTTGTATCTCATTCCAAATTTGTCCATGGACAGGTCAACCAAGTTTGCGTGACTTATGCACACATTTATCTGATTTGTATCTTCAATGTGTATATGCTGATTTCCCTTGCTGTCTGTACTACTGATTTTTACAATCATTTGTGTTTTCTCCCAATGTTGAGCAGCATCTGTTTCTGGATGGTCTGCAACCGTTCAAGTTCTAAAAGCTGCTCTTTATTTTGATGTGGCAGAAAGCGAATGTTATCAATCTGCTTATTAGTCTCACGCAACTGCTTCACATCATCATTTATCAGGCTTTTCATTTTTTTAAAATGTCTAAAGCAAACTTTGCAAAGCTTTCTGAATGAAATGCAATCATAATTGTCATGAATATGAGCGCCGCAGCAATAAATGCGGTTACAATAATCAGCGGCAAGAACACAACTACCCATGGAATAGCCGGAAATGCAAGCAGTTTCAAGAACAAAATCAACGCTGTAAGAACCGAAGTTGGAATATAAATATTCTTCATTTTTTATCCCTTTCTATGTCAGCCTGAGATTTTCTTATATAAGCTTGTGACAGGCTGGTTTCACAATCTGTTGCATTGAGTTCAAGTTTTAGCGTAGGAAGCGAATTGATGGAATCCTGCTCAAGCGTAAAAGACCTGACATCATGAATCTCGTGCCCATCTATGAAAATGTGGGTAACTGCGCAGTTGGTTTTTGTCTGAACCTTGCCTTCAATTTGAATCTTTTGCATTGCTTTACCTCCGTTAATAAAAAAGAGCCGAAGCAGACAGCCTATTGGCTGAAAGTCTCGGTTCTCTTGGAACTCTTATTTTATGTACCCGCTTTGAATGTTTCCACAACGCGGGCATTTGATTTCATAATATCCGCTAAACTCACCCAACTTTTTGCTGCATTTTCGGCACCGCGCTTCCTTTAGAATTGGTGCTGGCTGTGGGATTTGTGGGCTGTTTGTTGCTGGGACTTTCTTTAGCATTCGGTTCCTCATTTCCTGTAGATGTAGATACTGTGCTGTCTGCACTTGCAAACGCTGTAGCCGCTTCATCCGCTTTCTGCTTCCAATATTCCTCTCCGCGCTTTGCCATTTCATTAGGCATTTCCGTAAAGTTTGAAAGCCCGATTGCATCAGTTGGAGTAAGAGCTTTAGTAGCCATCAAAGTTGCAAATGTCTGTGATTTGTTCAGCATATTGTTTGTGCGATTACGAACGAAGTTAACTTCAATATCCATCGGTTTAATGTCAATTCCACTAAACCGTTTCAGAATTTTGCAGACCATACGAAGCATCTGTTTTTCTGACTTCTTGAAATTTCTCTGCTTGCAACGTGCCACAACTTCAAGGCTCTGGTACCCATCGCGCAAATAAACTGCATCCCCTGTATCTCCAGTACCGCCACCCTTTGCCTTGCGGTCAGGGATTCCGGTAATAGCGTACACATAATCAATCAGTGTCTGTGCAAGCGTTTCAGCTTCATTCTGGTTGACGCTAGAACTAACGTATTTCACATCTGCCGGATTTTGTTGGTCAGAAGTCATTTCAAGAGCCATTCCTTGCTACATCTTTTCAAAATCCGAAACATGGTCTGCATTCTCTTTCCCTGTTTTCAAATGGCAATTCACAAACACAAGCAGGCTGTTTACCAGTTGCTCCACACTGTTTACACGGTCACTGTGCAACTTGTTCAGTGCATCAAGAATTGTAATTACGGATTCAAAGTCGCCCATGCGGCATTGATTATTTTTGTACTCCACAATCGGAACAGCACCAAGCAAATGCGCTATGGGATATCCGCTTACAAGGTCTTTTGCAGCAATAGTGTTCTGAATTCCATCAACCTTGTACTGATACTGATATGTGCTGTCATACACCGTGTAAACTCTGCCAGATGCATTGCCATAATCGTCAAGAATATCAGAAAATGTAACGCCTAATACCGGCTTTTTTACAGAGTCAGTAGAGTAAATGACAAATGTTGATTCAGCATCCAGCGTTGGAATTTCAAACGGTGCTTCATCTTCATCTTTCTTTTCATCTACCGCAATGAGCCTGTAACCGACACCACAAATAGAAGCACTTTCGCCAACGTCCATGTCATTTGCAGCTTTATCCTCACTGTCCATGTACTCATTCAGAGAATCAACGGCATTGCGTTCTGAATTGCTTCCGCTCTTTGAAGTGTACTTAATTGGCTCGCCAAGGAAATATCCGTTTGCGTTGCGCACAATAGCCAGAGCGTTGTTAATCACGATACGATTATTAATTTCCGGCCTTACTTTTTTGGTGCGGTAAACGATTGGCTGATTCCCTTTATAGTAATTACGCAGATATTCAATTTCCGATTGGTTCCCCGAAAACTGGCACATAGCGCCGTTCACAATGTCAGGTATTGTAGTTTCATCAATAATCTCTTGCGACGTGCAGATTTCCTAACGCCCAAGGAATGCATGGTTTTCATCAATCGGAATAATGCTTCTAATGTCAATCAATTACTTTTCACTTCCTTTAGCTTATCCGGCGGGCAAGTCCTACATTTCCCATCATCATCGAGAACTAAGTAGAATCCGATTGGTGCGCTGTATCTGGTAAATTTGTTTCCAGCTTCGCACCATCCATCTGTCTTGAAAATAACGTTTCCCGAATTTACAAGGAATTTTACCCATTCGGGAATGGGTTTGCTTCCAATTTCGTATGATTTCAATCAATCACCTAAATGTTTTTTTGGTGCGCCATCTGCGGCTCGAACGCAGGCCACCCGGATTTAGAGTCCGGTGCTCTCCCATCTAAGTTAATGACGCATATAATAGCAGCCCGGTTAAAGGCTGCATGAGAATGTTTAGCTTAACTTGATTTTCTCAATCTCTGCACGAACTTCAAGGCAATGCAGGTATTCTCCCATGTGCCGTTGCTGTTCTCTTAACAATTCAAGACTGCAAGATGGCGTAAAGGTGAGTGTACCTGCCTCGTATTTGGTAGTCATTGCTTTCAGCTTCTCATACCGGATTTCGGTTTGAAAATATTCCGCTTTGAATCTGTCTTTGTAATCCGCGCTCTGCATGAGTGCAATCGTGCTTTTCAATTCCATGTAAGTTCCTCCGTATAAAATGATTTTGGTGAAGCATCATAGCTGCGAACTATCAGACACATCATATTTGATTGCCATGCTCCATAAATGATGGACATTTTTCATTGCAGCCCATCAGTGCATATGCCATTTGTCGTAGTGCTGGTTAGACACTGGCAGTTTGCAGGATGGTTCTGCCAAACCTGTACACGCATCCATGTACGAACCCTGCCCAACAGGTTGCTGGTATTCATAACCTGCTGCATAGGATGCAATGCTTTTAGCAATCCTCTTCTAAGTGCTGAGATTGCTCACCACAAACTTTCACAAATGCAGCCTTGAACCTTGTACATTAGTTGAGCTAGGGAATTGGTGCAGAAAGCAAGAATTGCACTTGCTATAACGTTCCGTCCGGACGGTTAACGTTGGTTTACTGTTAGCTTATTTCTGCAAGTGTGCCGGTCTTTCCCGACTGCCAGATGATTAAGTGGCGTATCACACCTCACGGCTGCCACGCGGCCTATGAACAGGATAGGCGCCTGATTTCCTTTTAGCCAGAGGAAATAAACTAGCGAAAATTTCGCTTGGTACACAGTGCAGGAGTCGAACCTGCGTATCACATTTGTGTGAGGAGTTCTTACCCATTTAACTAACTGTGCATATGTAACGGACGTTCCCGTCCGTATCAATTAAAGTTGATTATGCCGCTTTTGAATCTTTTTCAATCAGTGGAAGTATTCCGTCCTTTTTGAGCAGTTCATACAGGAACAATCTTCCCTTTTGTGTCCATCTGGTATGTAAAGCACACCCAATCGTTCCATCTTGACGAACAAATTTAGGTGTATCACTCTTTGTGTAACCGCCATGCTGATACTTCTCATATTCAGGGCTGTTCCAGTTTTTCTCAACCGCGAGAAAATATTGTCGTGCCTGCTTGCCGCGCTCTGTGCGCTGAATCATGCAAAGTTCTTTCGCCATGTCGAGGGAAAGTACATAATCGGTTATTTCCGTCCATGGATTTTTCGGATTATTGGTCGCTCTTTTTTGAGCGGGCAATTTTGCAAAGTCTGTTTCCTCGGAAAATCCGTATTCACACATTCTCGGAAACCATTTGCGAAAATCAGTTTTGACTTCTAGAAATTTGTGCAGTTCCCGTACTGAATCCTTGTAGCTAATCGGCTCAAAATTGAGCTGATTGCTTGTGCATGAGGACGGCGCAAAATTGCGCTGTCTAAATTCTTCACTCAATCCAGATTTGGCGCCAGTAATTTTGGCAATGTCACGCTCATTCGTTTTTCCCATAAATGACATTTCGGTGCCGATTCCGGTTCGCGCGCCATATTCGGCATATAATGGGCGGCACAGAAAGGAGTGTAAAGAGTGCCGCCCTGTAAGAAATTTCTTACTCTATTTATATTTTAACGTGTCGGAACAGATTTCGCTACTGAAAACCTGTTACAGAATTATGAACTCATAGTGGAATTTGACTTCTGTCTATCATCCGTATGCTGTAAGCAGTCAGATTCTTTACAAGGTTGCTTAACATGGACAAGGCATCAGGTGCATCATCATGCTTTGCCTTTCCGTTTGTCGTAAATCCACACACGTTCCGCATAAACGCCTTATATTCTCTGCTCTGCTTTGACGGTAGCAAAAATACAAAGTGCTTCATGATGTAGTCAGACTCCGTAACAATACGAGTGATTTTGTTTGTGGACGAAAAGAACGTTCTAACTGATGTGTTCCCGCCACCTTTTGAAATCATGTCACTAACGCTTTCAGCATAGTACCCGCCGCCGTTGTTCACCTCAACGTCAAGCCGGGACGCTTTGTTTCTAATGCATAGCTTTGCAACCATAGGTTTCGTAACATCTGGCAAGCCGTTATTGAATACCAAATCGCGTATGTACACCGTATCACCGTAAACATAGCCGCAAATTGCTGCCACATAGTCTTTGCCCTGATTCTTAGAGTCGCAGACCGCTACAATGGAATCTGGTTGCGCATCTGGTGGCAATTTCCCATCAAAGTAGTGGAAGTCATCTTCATGGTAAAGCACGCCCTCGCGCTCTATTGGCCTTTGCTGATAGATTGCGCCCCATGAAATGTCATCCATGTTGTTTTTAATATCCTCGAAGTATTCTTGTGAGAATCCAACGTCATAGTCGTAATCAAAGTTTGAACTTCCATCCTCATTTAGCGCGGGAATGCGCACAAACTTGCTATATCCGTCACCCTCATATCTGGCTTCAAGCCGCCCTAATGGGTCATATACAGACCAGCGAGTGCCAATAATCAGCATTTTGCAGCCCATTTTCATACGGCTCATAAGGTCGTTTGTGAATTTATACCATAGCGTGTCCATACGGTCACGGTTCATTGCTTCCTCAATGCCGGAAACCATATCATCCGCGTACAGCAAGCTTTCACAACGTGTGGCGCCGGTCAAACCACCATCAATAGAACGGCAAGTAAGCGTTTTGAACCGATGCTGATTCCGTAAGTCAAGAGTTTCCTCTTTTGAGTTTGTGTTTACAAGTTTTGAACCCGGAAAGATGTCCTTGTAGGTGTACTCATCATCCTTAATAAGCTGCAAAACACCAGTGTAGAAAGAATTTGTCAGCTTGTCAGCATACGCGGATGCCAAGCAAGGCATATCTGGGTGTTTCCCAATCACCCATGACATATAAAATATTCCGATAGTGGACTATCCACTGCCCGGAGGCATTGATATTCCATACCGCCTTAACTTTCCATCTTCCAAGTCTTGCAAGTCTTTCACAATAGGCCGTAATACACGTTCACGCGGAGGATAGAACTTCTTATCCGGTTCTCTGTTCCTCTCCATGTAAATCAAGTACGAATGGAAATCATATGGCGCAGCGAAAAGAAATGTCTACCAATATTTATCTGTGTAATTTTGTATCTGAACCGGCTTTAGACCTTTAGGATTGCTCAAAATGATGTTCAGCGTTTTCCGCAACCCATCATTCTCCAACAGTGCCGCAGGCATATTGTTTTCTTTGTGATAAATTGACCGCAGTGCTTCACGCTTCAATGCCAATTCAGATGCATCCATATCGTACATATGATATTTGATGTCATGTATCAGTTGCTTTTTTGCTCTTGCATAATTTACTGCCATAAAAAAAGAACGCCTCCATATTGGCAGGCGCTCTAGGCACTCTATTTTTCTTTTGTTTTCTTTCTTCCAAGTGGTTCATCCAGTATGTCAAATATTGAGCAGTCAAGCGATTTAGCCACTTTCAGCAAAGATGATATTGACGGTTCACACACGCCAGATTCAATCTTTGCAAACCATTGCCTTGTAACTCCGATTCTTTCAGCAGCTTCCCTGCCACTCATTCCGGCTTTTTCTCTAAGTTGCTTTACTTTAATCCCTATTGCTTTAGATAAGAATTCGCTCCCTGCCTGCTTCATAATTACAACTCCATTTCTTCTTGAATTATATCATCTTTATTTCGACTTGTCAACCAATAAGTATTGTATATTCTGTGAACTTCAAGAGCATTTATGAATTAATATTCAAAATAAATGAATAATTATGTTTTGCGTTTGTTTTTTGAGGGTGGTGAAAGGCGTAATTCAGCCGAATAAAATGGCTTGAAATAGGGGTACACCCTGCATTTGTCAGATGAGTGCGCATTCGTAAGTGCTCTATATCGCGCAAAAATTAATTGAAAAAATATGCAATAATCTATTGACAACTAATAAGTTAAAATATATAATGTAGGAGTAGTCAAGGCAAAGCAAACATAAAAAAATCACCCCACTATGAAAGGGGGTGAAGCGCTATGGAAGTTATTGCGATTGTAAGTGCTGTATGCACTACCGCATGGCTTGTGGAAAGCATTATTAGGATGCTTAGACACATCAAACAAGCTTAATCACTAAAAGCTTTGTCTTGACTACAATATTATAACAATTAGCCGTAAAAGTCAACGGCTGGTTATAGATAGTAATAACACAGTAGCCCGATGGAGGCGGTGCAATGGGCGGCATATTGTTATTGATAGTAGCGCGGATGTTGCTGGGAGCGATTGATAGCATCCAGCAGGAGCACAAGCGTCGCAAGCAAAATAAGCGCAAAAGCAAGCAGAAGAAGAAGCAAAACACACAAGTAAGACTGCACAGTACAATGTGTCGTGATATTGCAAATGATGCAGTAGACACAACACAAGCACTGATACAGTCGCAGCAACCGGGAAATCCGGGCGGAGTAGCATGAAAAAGTGCCGCACTGGACAGCACTCCAGTACGACGCAAGGCAAGGCACATAACAATATGCCCGCTTGCATGATAGCACAGCGGCAAAAGAAAGGCAAGGCACAATATGAATAGCTATACGGCTACACTGGAAAGAACAACCGAGGGCGGCACTGAATGGTACAGAATCAGCGAGGAAAATGGAAAAGGTGAAACAATAGAATTTGAAATTAACAAATGCGAAGACCCGAATGAAAAGAACAGTTTGCCAAAACTCTGGTACAAAAAAGGTTTTACCAAAACGCTTTTGAAAAATTTTTGGCATATACAAACATATGTTACAGCACAAAATGGGGATTGCTATGGGATATATAACCCAACTATTTGCCGTGAAAAAAACGAAATAGATTTTAGTTGGTTATTGCCTGCCACAACGGAAAACAAAGGAAAGCTAATTGAAGAAATAGTAAAACAATTCAGTCGTGCATAGCCGCCCATCCGGTCACGAACTTGGAATATCAGCAAAGGTAAGCACCCACATGGGTGCTTTTTTATGCCTGCATTGAGGCGGCAGTCAACTACTCTTTGCCCCTGCATATTCATCCGTACTGCAAAGCATACTTATTTCTCAATGCATACTAGATTTTTGCCGAAAAGGTCTTGAAAATGGCTTGATTACTGAGCTTTTCTAATTATACAAAATGATAATTTTGCCTAATATGCAGATAATATTCATAAAAAGCCGCCAAAACAGGCGGTTTTATTCATTTATGCAGTTTTTCATACCAGTTGGAGGAATGTTGCAACTTACTGCATCCACAAAATCTATGCAATGTCATACATTTTTCCCCTCCTCATGTTCTTCCCTTTACAATGTTGCGCGTGCACATATACCACTACATATAATATATATACAGTAACAGTGCAAGTTTTTACATCACTTTGGCAAATTACCGGCAGCAGCTAATATTTCTCCATCGTCCATATCCATGTTATTTCTCGGCACTTCCAGCGCAACCTCCTGCCTATCAGTGTAATGCATGGTCGCTCCACACTTGTTTTTCAGCATAAAAATCGGCAATGCCGGGTTCTTCATGTTGTAACCTTTTGATAGTGTCGCCTGTTCTAATAAATTCATCATTGGTGCCAACACATCTTGGTAAGTAATAGTGGAATATGTTTCCTTTATAATGCCCTTATCTATAGCTAATGACAATTTCATAGAACTTGCAGTATTATTGCTCTCTTGCTTTCCATTCTCCTCTGTACTGCATTTTTCTGCATTTCCGGTTAAGTCACCGCTCTCTGATTTTTCTTCGCTTACAGACGTTTCTAGCGCATCTTTCTTACTTACTGGCAAATTATCAACAATGTAATGTGTTTCTGCAAACCTGTCCACTTTATCTTGACTTGTACTGCTAAACACATACTCTCCGGATTCTGAATCAATCAAAGTAATTACCTCAAATGTTTCCGTGTTCTTAAAATACCTTAACATTTCAGATTTACTTGTATTCAGAAACAACGCTAATGCTACAAAAGATGGTACAATATTCTTTTTAATGCACCAATCTTCAAATCCCTGCAAACTTGCTGCCATCTGTACAGGGTTTTCAAATACCTTGCATCCCATTCCTCTGGCAATGTTCATCATCTTACTGTCAGTTCCTAAATTCAGCGGAGTGTTCTCGTTCCTTGGGACTACCTCTGTCTTTAGTGTTTCTGCTGTCCTGCTTGCATTTCCTTTCCTGCGTATTATCTTGTCCATATCATCTTCCGGCTTCTCTGCCGGTAACTGTCTTGAACTAACAATGTTCATGCTTTATCTTTCCTCCGAATTCTGTTAATTAGTGTACGTTTACACTTCCTGATGGCTTTTCCTTGACCGTGCATCCGATAGGATGCATTGAGCAGCGCCGCAGGCGACCTTGACCTAAACATCATTTCTTACAATACGGTATGCGAACAGTAATTGCTTTATCTTTCTACAACTCAAAAGCTGGATGCCTGTTTAGCGTCCCTTGAACTTAAAATCCCGTTTGGGACTACAAATATTATTTAGAAACTAAGGTATTTAGAAACTAAGGTCTTTGCTATGCCCTTTTGGGACTGATTAAAGTCCCATTTGGGAACTATTAAAGTCCCTTTTGGGACTCATTCAAGTCCCATTTGGGACTGAGCTTATGGAAGATATTCTCCTTTTCCTACTGTGCTTTCCGGCTCGTCGTGCCTATGATTACTGCGCGGTTTCCCTTGCTTATATGTGGAAACATTTTTCAAAAGCATTTCAAAATTGCCTCCTACTGCATAGCAAGAAAATGTTCCTCCTTTTCTGAGCGTCTTGTGCTCCAGAACATGAGCGTCTACTAACTTTTTGATTGGGCCTTTTACAAGGCTATGTTCAGACATTCCCAATGACGGATAATCTTCTAACAACGTGTTGTAATTCATCCAATAATACGGTTTTCCATCAATGTCAATACATTTCATTCTTCCTGTGTCCCTGAAATCCTTAAACCAATGCAACACTGTCAGACTTGCAAAGTCATTTATGTGCAAGTCAATCACTGCCTGCTGATTAAAGCCATAAACCGTGTTATTCAATCGTTGATGCTGCTCCTTACCAATCGGCTATAATTTTTTCCGGCAGAAAAGTATGTAAAAGTGCCTCCTGACTTGGCTAATTTGTAATCAAGCACTTCTGCATTTACCAATTTTGATATCGGGCCTCTCGCTAAGAAACGCTTTTCAAGATGCAGGATAGGATAATCTTCAATAATATGCTTGTACTCAACCAAATGAAACATTTTGCCGCCAATGACTTTTGACTGCATTTCACCTGAATTTTTAGAATCGACAAACCAACGTAAAACAGCAAGTGAGTTCAAATCAAGTGCTAAACTCATTGCCACTTGTTGGTTGAAACCATAAATTATATTATTCAATGTGCTGCACCTCACTTTTCAAACGTTTGGCATCATTTTCAAATTCGCTTATTAGATACTTTCCATACTTCTTTTGCAGCGCCTCCATTTGCTCATTGGTAATACACGGAATTTTCTTAGCATCT